CAAGTTGCCCGAAACTTCAGGCGGAGTTTCAGTGTACAGCAGATCGCCCTGCAAGTATCCCTTGAAGTCGTCAGGTGTGGCCGCTTGCAACAGGGGCCATAGCTTTTGATATATGCCGATCAGGTCACCGCGTTCACCGCCACGTTGTTGCATGATGCCGGCCAGTTGTTGTATTGAAGTAGCCCGGCCTTGATACCCTTTGGCACCAAATCCACTCTTGTCTGTGAGTACAAAATTGCCCTGTTCATCTCTACCCCAGATAATGGCTGGTTTGCCATCCCATTTAACCGTGGTGGTCTTTCTAGTGTCCTCGGCGGCACTACGTATGATGGCCATGGCTTCTTCGATGCCACGTGTGCCACGATCAAACACTAGATCTTCTATGTGGGGTATGCGAGCTTCGGCTTCCATCAAGGTCGTTTCAATCAAGGGTGTCATGCCTTGATTCACTATGCGGTCACGCAGTTTGGCTAAAAAATGCACATCTGTCACAGGAGGAAATAGTTCGGCACTTTCTAAAAATGGCAGACCTTCACGCTTCATGTGTTCACGGAAGTCGGCTAGTTTAGATTCACGTTCGGGATCGGTGCTGAGAGCTTGTAGAATTGTTTCTACACTGGCTAGATCTTGGCGTGTGGCAGATTTGTTCAACAGCATCTTGGCCACAGCGTCGGGATCATCTGAAATGATCGTGTTGGTGTCACGATCTGCTATGCCAGCTATCTGATTAAGTTTGTAGCCCAGGCTCTTGGCCATCGAATTCATCAGCACGTTGCGTTCTCGGCCTTTGTATTTTGAATCTGCTGGCATGGCACCCAGCACAAACTTTGACCAAGGCACATTGTTCAGAAACATAAAGTCGGTCTGCACATAACCTTGGTCTGGCGTGCCATTGATGGGAGTCTTGAAATGCACCGCGGTGCCGGACTTGCGCACCCATTCCGCAGGCTTGAGTCCTTGACTCAGTGCCCAGCTGGTCAGCTGTGCTACCATTTGTTCTTTGCTGACCTCGGCGGTGTCCACGGCAATGTCTAGATCACCTGACGTGTCTTTGATGCCGGTGCTGCCCAAGGTATTGTTTTGTAGATCCAGACCCGGAACCAGTTCTTCCAACCAGGCCAGGGTTGATTTTACGTCAGTTTGATTGATACGTTGAGTTAGAGCCCGACCATCCTCATCTTTGAATACGTTGCCGCCTTCTAGAAGTTTCATGCAGGGTTAAAGCCCATGTTCATAAGCAAGGCATCCACTGCCGGAACTCCGGTGCTTTTGATTGAATCATTGTTGTCTGTGTGATTTCTTTTAATTAGGTTGCCAGCAGTTAATACCTGTTTAGGCAAGTCACTTACTGTGGCTAACGTTTGTTTGATAGTATCTTTAAGTTCTTCAGCAGTTTCACCTCCGCCGACCGCTGATTGTTGACCACCTGGTGTGGCTGTTGTTCCTGCCGATTGAGGACCGCCGGCCTGTGCGGGATTGTATTGTGACACCGAAGCAGCTAATGTCAATTTGTTCCAAAGATCTTTTTGTGCAGAAGCACTGTCGTTGGCAGGATCAACTATTTTTTCAATCAAGTCGTCGATTTGTTGGGCATTTTGCAAGCGACTATACTGCATGCCACTTAACAAATTCTTTTGAACAAATGCTTTCAGAGCCTGTTTATAATTTGGAATTAATGTAGCAGGACTTATGCCTTCTTTCAGTCCGGCTTTACGAGCTGTTTGAAGTTGCTGAACAAAACTGTATAACTTTGTTGCCTGTGCCTGTGTCAATTTAAAAATAGCCTGTTGCAATTCACCTGTGGTCATTTGTGGACCGGTGGCAAATTGTTTACCTGTGCGATAGGCTGTTTGTGCCCGTGCTGGCATGCCGGCAATTGCACCAGCAGTGGCTCCCGCGGCTGTGGCCACAGCACCAGGTGCGGCTTTGACCGCTTGCCCAACCTTGGTAGCGGCCTTGCTGTATTCTTTACCAACTGCCTTGGCCAGAGCAGGTGCCTGTTGGATACCTTGTTTGGCCAACTGTCCCGCGGCAGCCAATCCAGGTTTAACTGCTTGATATGCTGCTGACGCTGGACGACCAATGGCTTGGTATCCGAGTTCTTTGGCGGCTCCGCCAACTGCTGTTGCGGCACCAGCTATTTTGTCCCCGGTTCGTGCTAAACCCTTAGTAAAATTTTGAGCACCAGTTTTGACTGCTGTTGCTCCACGCTGTATATCTTTCCAACTTAGTTCATCGAGCTGGCTTTCGGTAACCGGTGCCGGAGATTCTGGCGTTTTTAGTGCATTCATTGTGGCAGCAGGACCTACACGTTGAGACAGTATCTTGGCAATGGCATTTAATTTCGTGTTATCCAAGGACTGAATTGTTGCATATAAAGTGTCCATGTTGGTAGCAGAACTTTTGGCTTTCATTTGAGTTCCGGTTGCGGTTTGACTCTGTGTTTGTCCTTGAGTTTGTCCAGCAGACTGTGCGGCCGACGCACCACCTTTGCCAGGTTCGGTATATTGTCCACCTTGACTCTTGGCCCACTGAACACTGTAGTTTTGCCAGGCACGATACGCCTTGTCAGACAACATAGAAATAGTTTGATCGGCACGACCTTGCTTGTATCCTTGCGCTATGTTTGTAAAAGGACTGGCAATGGCACTGCCAACATTTTTAATGCCCGAAACAGTCTTGCCAACGGCTCCACCAAGTCCAGATCCTAATGCTTCATCTAGTTGGTTAGATTTTTTTTGGGTTATTTCATGAATTTGCATCGGTTTTCCTCACTGTGCGGGTAAATTTGGCAGGGTCACGCTGGCCAATGGCGTTGAGCAGTTTGCGACGCAGATTTTCAGCCTGTTCAGGCGGATAGGTCTCGTCGATTTGCTCCAGCAGGCGTATGGCACTGGCTATGATGTTGGCAGCACGTGTTTCTATGATCCAGCGGCTGTCGCGGGCGACATACATGCTGTCTAATTCTTCCAGTAGGCTTCGTGTTTTCTTTTGCATTTTGGGCCAGGACCTTTTTATTATTTAGCTGCTATAGACTACAAAACAGCCAAATCACGTGGTCTTTATTTTGCCCAACAACTGTTTGAGTTTTGCGCTTTGTACATCTGCCGTGATTTTACCAGATTCCGCAACTTCTTCTTCTGCAGGCACAGTCATGCGGCTCTGTGTTCTAATGTTGCTCAGGATATCGGGTTTCTTAAAGCTGTTGACTGGACCTGCTTCCTCGCCTGGGTCAGTGATACGCATGGTTTCAATGTTGTAGTCCAGGTCAATCTTTTGCCCAACACCTGTACTACTCCGACTCTTCATACACTGGATCTGATACTTGCCACGTTCACGCATGGCACGGCTTGTAAAGATACCAAACACATTGTCAGCAGTGTTGATTTTACTGATACCACCTGAAATATGGCTATGATCAAATTCTATCTCTTCCACAGCCGATCTATTCAACTGACTTGCTGTCACAAACAACACATTGAGCTCTTTGGCCAAGTTACGCAGTTCTTCTGAAACATACTTGTCTTTGACAAACAAGTCATTGGGGCTGACCTTTGCACTCACCGGCATCAGCAGGTCTAAATAATCTACCATGACAAAGTCCACTTTCAGGCCGGTCTGTACCTGCACTTCTTTGATATAACTGCGAATGTCGTTGATGTTGCTCTGTGCCGGCAGGGCTTTGATCCGATACTGGCCAGCTTTCTTGCTCACAAGTTTGACCTTGAGTTCAGTTTGATCAATGTCCTTGCGGATTTCTTTGGTGCTCATCCCTGCCAACATGGCATCAGTTCTTAGAGCACACAGTTCTTCACTGAGTTCCAGACTCACATACACACCGCTGAGACCCATCTGCAACCAGCTCAAGGCTATGTTCATCATGACCAAGCTCTTGCCTGATCCTGATCCACCTGCAAATATATTCAATTCACCCCTGCTGAACCCACCATACAAGATCCGATCCATCTGTGGCCAGCCGGTTGAAACTTGTCCGCCCGAGTTAAAATACTTGTTGATCCTGGCCCGAGGGTCCGACCAGTAGTCTGTGCCCATGTCCTTGGTCAAGCTGATCTGCACCGCATCCTTGATCAGTTTTTCAACTGGATCATATTCGCCCTTCTCCAACAAGTCTGCACTTTTAAGTATGGCACGTTCCAGCTCCTGCCTGCGTGTGAAGCTTTCGAACTCGCTCATGAACCATTCAAAATGACCTTCGTTGAGATCAGCTATGTGATTTAACCGTATGCCCGTAGCAGCCGCGATCTGCTCTGCAGCCGGCAGGGTTTTGTGATCGTCGCTGTGCTTGGCGATAAATTCGGCCGCTGGTCGCAAACTTCTGTCAAAGTTTTCGGCATTGTAAATGTTCTGCACACGCACGTAACTCTCTGCGTCCTGCAACATCATTTCTAAGAATAGGCGTTGGACATCAAGTCCGTAATCTTTTAACAATTTTTATCCTTTAAATACTGTGATACTTTTAATGTGGTTCGCCAATTGGTATTTCTTTGTTTATCTAACTCTGCTAATGTTTTGATCCATGACAGATCCTCATTTTGATTTAGCGTCGACTCGAGATATTTTATGATTCCAGAAAATTTATCTAAGGGTGCTAGTTGACTGATCGCATCCACCTTAGCTTGTCTTGGCAACTCTTGCGGATCAAAATTGTTGGCCAGTTGCCAACAAAAGTCCGACTGACCTCCTGCGCGATTGGTGGCTAGATTTTGATCAAACCAATCGTACAAATCCGGCAATTCCATAAGATTGTAACTGCCCACTGTGACGTTGAAACCAAACATAACATTATCAGGCAAATTGTTTTTCATCTCTAGCATATTTCTACTTGTTTGTTGCCAGTTGCCAGGCCATCTTATATATTCAAATGCGTCGCCGGTTGCGTCAATACTAAAAAATAGTTTGACCAGTCGAGCTTTACTCCACAATTCCATGATCTTTTTACTCGGCATCACTGTGCCATTGGTATTATAACTGATAAAAAGATTTTCCAAGATTCCCTGTTGTTCCAATTTGATCAGCAGATTTGTTTGATCATTGTTGAGCATGGGTTCGCCGCCATTGAAATGAATTTTTTTAACTTGGGTCAAGTTCAACTTGTTTAAAATGTTGTTGTTTTTTTGAAATGACCTGCCCAACTGCGTTAAGTCGCTTTTGTTGAGTTTTTTTTCTGTGGCCCATAAACTGCTGTTGTATGGACCACACATGATGCAAGCCAAATTGCAAGCCCAGGTGGCACTGTGATCTATGCCCTGCAATTTGACTTCATAGTCCGGCTTAGAATCTTGAAAAAATTCTATGGCACTTTGTCTACGACTTTTGTGTCCGTGCTTTTCCACGTTCCAGCAGGCACTACAAGCACCTGGTTGCTGATCCAGGTCAAATTGTTTTCTAAGATCATTCAAGTAGGCACTAGATTCAAAATCAAAATCGTCCACAGCTTCCATCTTGGCATGGGCTTGGCAACAGGGTGCTATTCTCACGTGTGTATCGTTGTGGCGATCAATAAACACACTGCGATAAATTTCAGGACACCAATTTCTGTATTCTTTTGACAAGTTGTCTTTTCCTTAGTTCAATTTTGATCGGACTGGTTTCTCTGGCCTGCATGATAGTTATCACTGTGGCCACACGGCCCCAACGGATCACAGCATCATTGACGTCTTTGACATCTGCGGGCCACTCGGGCATGCTCACCGACCAGCCCAGTTCTACAGCACGGTCTACCAAGCGCATGCCGGACTCGTCCTGATCTGGGACCACAACAATTTCTCTGCCTAGACTGCGAATCAGTCGAGCCTGTGTATCATTAATGTCCGCATGTAACACAGCCAGGCCATTGATGCTGAGTGCGTCAAACACACCTTCGACCACTAGCACATAGCGCCAGTCTCGGCCTTGTAAGTCTGTGCCAAACACATAACCTGGTTGTGTGTCATTGATGTATCTGGGCGTGCGATCGTCTAAAAATCTGGTAGCATGTCCTACCACTTGACTGTCGTAAGTAAACGGAATCACCACACCCGGCCTGGGCATGGTCTTGTACAGGAATGGATAATCTGCCGGCATGTTTCGTGCCTGCAAGTAGGCCTGTGCTGCTTCTGACAAGGGCATGGTGTCTGCCGGCAAGTCACGATCTTCAAACTCAATGCTCTGCAACTGATTGGCCACCCGCTGACGATCCGACAACAGACCCTCCATGTTGCGATGTCTCAGACTTTCCAGATTGATACGTTCTATTTCTTCGGCCGGAACATTCATCCATTCCAGCAAGCGACGAGCCTTGAATGTCAGCGTGCGACCCACAACAAAACTGGCAGTGAAGCCACAGTTGAAACAGTGCCAGGACCAGGATCCGTCGGTACCGGGCTTGATGCCACCACGTTGCCGGCGATCCGCAGTTTCACCTTTGTGTACACAACAGGGCGCATTGACACTGATCCAGCCTGAAGCAGTTTGTTTTCGCTTGGCGGGCAGGTAAGAGATCACATCAATCATGTTGTATTATAACATGTTTTTGTAGGAACTGCAATCAAGTTTGGTTTATCTGTACAGCAAATCTACCACATATCCTGTGGTTATTAACACAGCGGCACCCAGATTGGCAGGATTGGCCGGAGCCGGAACATTGGGACCAACATTGGGCAAGGGCCAGTAGCCGGCACCGCCATTGGTGATAGTGATTCCCGTGACAACTCCGGTATCGTTGATGGTGGCTGTGGCAGCAGCACCAGATCCGTTGCCCACTATGACGATCCTGGGCGGCGCTAGATAGCCTGATCCGCCGTTGGTGATGTTGATCCCAGTGACCACTCCATCTGTGACCGTGGCCACTGCCAGGGCTGGTGAGCTGGGCTGATCAGGCACGCCAAATATGCTGTTGTTGAAACACAGTCTCAACAAAGGGAACCAGCCCACTATGTTCATGTGTATGGTACGGGTCTCATTGAGATATGTGGTGCTGGGTGTGACATTGTAGAATATGCTCTGATAGTTTTCTGCGGCCTGGGCCTTGAT